CTTTGTTGACATCTTTGTCTATAGTACCAACTTGACGTTGCAATTGCCCTATGTCTTTTTGGGCTTGTTTCGAATTTGACTTAAATTCTAATCTAATGGCCATAGCTAATCCCTATCTTTCTCAGTGCCTACATTTATAGTCTCAAATAACACGCCATCTATATTATAGTTGCTACTAAGGATTACCCCCTCAATAAACCTAGTTGGTGCTTGTTTAGAGGAGCCTTGGTTAAGATTTTCAATATACGGTGTACCGTTAGTAATGTAAAGTGTTTCTACCTTATCACCACTAACAGGGGGCAGAGTCTCAGGCATTACGGGGCCTGCCTTTGAATCTTTAAACTTATTTCTATTCTTAGTTAAAGACCAAGAATTTCTTGCTCTGCCAGTATCAATAGGAGTAGCGGCTTTAAGCTTGTTTGTAGTGTCTAAGGCTTGCAGACGAGAGAGCTGATTAATAGTCTCAGTAGTCTCCCTGTCTAGCTTGTCAAATTCTTCTTTAACACCTTGTAGTTTAATCTTAATAGCCATATTAAGCTCCTACGTCAATATCCCAGTTAGTGTCATTAATTATCTTTGTAAATAGAGAAGAGTTAGCGAGTCTTACAGCATCACCTTCGACAGACTCGTTTATTGCTTCTTCTTTCTCTCTTTCTATTGCGTACAAAGAACTAAATAACTCGTGAGGTTTTGCCTTAACGCCTTGAGCTGCTAATCCATAGCAAGCTCGGTGATCGTCTCTCCAACCTACTGGCCTTCTACTAAAATACTCTACCCAGTTCATTACTTCACTGTAAGGCCAAGATTTAATCTCAGGAACTCGCCTACCAAGGTGATAGGCAAGCTCATGAACTTGAAGGTCGGAGTCGCTAAGACGTTTTAGTCGTTTCCCTCATTGTCATCTGCAGCTGCTAGCCCGTTAAAGTCAAGAACAGCTTCATTAAGCTCTTTGAGAGCTACAGGAGAAAACCTATCAAGCTGCTCGTCTTTAAGGTCTTTCATCTCAAGGATTCCAGCCCTAAGGACAGCGCCAATAGCTTTCTTGTTGCTTTCAAGAGCGCTAACATCTTCGATGTCTTTAGCTAGTTCAGAAAAATTAGCTACATCGCCATATGATAACTCAATCAAAGTTAGCTTCTGACCACGATAGTCAAATTCTTTCGTAGTCGCAGTTTCATCTAAAAACTTATCAATATCCATAGCCATGGTTTTACTCTCCATCAGTAGCAGGCTTATCGCCTGAAAATAGTTGGCCGTTGTTGGCCTCGAAATCGTCAATTACTTTCCTTACAGCGTGTAAGGCATGTAGTGTGTTAAGAACTTCTACCCACTTATCTGACTTCTCCTCAAACTCTTCGAGCCTAGAGGAAGTCTTGTAGAAGCTTGTGTCAATAGCTTTTCGCATCTTATTTACAGTTACCTTCATAACGTAAGGCTGATCGAAAGGCGGTCTAATTTCTTCTGACATTATTATCACCTATTAGTTTATAAAGGACCCCCGGGATAACCCGGAGGCCCTTGTATTATTTACTCGTAAGTAGAGCCGTCTGCGCTGTAGCTAGCAGGACCTTTCATCTCACCGTCGATAGTCATAGAGACATTCAACTGGTTAGAGTCAGTCAAGTTAGGTACAATCTCAAACGATGCGACTTTGCCGAAGAAGTAGAAATCAGAAGCTTCTACAAGGGCAGTATTACCTTCGTTTGGAGTAGGCAGATTGTTCTTGTCTACATCAGTGAGCTGCTTAGCGTTAGCCAAACGAACACGGAAGAGGTATACAGCACCGCCTCGGAGCATGTCTTCGATAAACGCGTGCTCTTCTGGGACATAGTTGAAAGTGAAGTCCATAGAAGGAGCATCAGACTGGCCAGCGATCTGTGAAGATACTGCCTGACCATACTGAGGGACGTTTACGATGTTAGCCGGAATACCCAGATTTGGGAACTCACGGATACGACCGATGTTTACTGCGTTATCTGTAGCAGTAAATGCAAGACCTGTACCGGTTTCAAACTCAGGTACCCACTCCGTAGGAGTGTCTCCTTTACCGATGTTAACACCAGCAGTACCAGTTCCCTCTACACAGGGAAGGTCTACGTAAGCGAGGGAGGTGTACATACCCGCGCCGATTGAAGTAATATTTGGCATTTTTGCCTCCTAAAAAGAATTGAATTGAAGACTGTAATCAGCCCTGAACAAACTTGTGTCATCCTTATCGAT